TAAGTGTTGAAGCCTTTTGGGAGTAATCTTGAAAGGCTTTGATTTTATTAAACCTGTTACCTCACACCTCCGTATCTTCATTTTACGTTGATTTTTTAAATCCTCATTCCTCACATCCTGCCATCTTCATTTTACGTTTGTATGTACAATAGTTGCATCTACAACAGTTGTATGTACAACAGTTAGGATTTTAACTAATCAAAATAAGGCGTTTTAAGAGACTTTAATATCTCCAGGGCAGTTAGGTATGGGTAAAGGGCTGAAATGCGCTGTAAAGGGCTGTAAATGGGAGAGGGCGGTGAGCTCCGATATTAATTTAGTTTAATTATCAAGCATTTAGCAAATTATTAAGTATAAAAAAACCCCATAATAATTATTAAAATTACTAAGGGGTCAAACAAAACAAACGAAAAAAAAGTATTTTAAATGCTGTCTAAATTAAGTCTGTCGAACTGTTCAAATGTTATCCTTTTATTAATTCCATCCATATCAGAAATAAAATATTTATTATCTAATTCAATTGAATAAAAAGTTTTATTTAGCTTCTTAATATATTTCATTTTATTATTGATTTATATTTTTAGAATTCTCTTCTGTGTCTTCTCTTTCATCCCATACATCCTTTAATATTAAAACGGTTTCGATATGGCTTTCATAATCCTGAAATAGTTTTTGTATATCAGTTGAAATACTTTTAATATCAATAAAGCTGAAGCCGTCAGGCGTATCCTCTTCGTTTAATTCAAGGCGGTTAACTTCCTTACCGTTTTTATAGGTTATTAAGTTAATAGGGCCGCAGTGCATTTGGTCCCAATGACTCCGCCTTTTGTCCCTTTCATATATATTAATACGGTTTAATAGTTTTTCTTTTAATGCTTTACTGCATTTTTCTTTATTGATACTTTCAATTTGGTAGTCTGTTAAGTATGTATATTTATTTTCTTTATGTTTCATAATGTTATTTATTTTGTGTTATAAATTCTTTTATTGTTGTTTCTATTGTTATTAATTGTTCAGGGGTGATATCACCATTTAATAAATTGAAATCATTACATAATAAATTCCAATTTATATACTTATCAATATTAAAATTTTCCATTTTATTAGTTTTTAATTAGTGAAATATTAAACCGACTTTGTTAGTAGGGTTGAACCATTTAGTAGCGAACAAATCTATTTTAGAGGCGTTTTTATAGCCTAATTTATTAAGACTTTCAATGCTATTAAAAATCTTTGTATGTCTGTCTTTTTTAGTATCAATTAAGTTTACTTGCTTACCTGAGTCACTGAAAATAAAGTCAAAATTTGCAGGAGCTTTTTTTAGATCCTTAATGAATTTAATTGAATTAGTATAAGAGTAAAATTTAACTTTTGGGTTTTGCTCCGCAATAGTTAACCATTTATTTAAATATTTAGGGCTGTAATAGTCGCCTGAGTCGTGGACCCTTATAAAATCAGGTTTCTTTTTTATTATTTCTCTATTCATTAATTCAACAAAATTACTTTGTTTAGTTAATGCAAATTTCTTTTCCATTCCATTACGTACACTAGGAAACCTTTTATAGTTACCTTTTTGAGCATAACAGAATTTTATACATTTATCAGCAAAGGGGCAAGTAACTTTTCCCGTTTCGCTTCGATAAGCCGGGATACTAAAATTGAATACTTTCTTTTTTAGAAAATTACCCGTTTCTTTGATTTTGGTATTTTGTGTTAATAAATTCATAATCTTAATTATTAAATTCTTTAGTGAAATATTTATAAAGGGCGTCAATACCGTTTATTTTATTTTTGTATTGTGCGTCCTGAGTGGAAAAAATATCCTTTTCTAATTCGATAACATTACCACCTTTAAACCATTCAAAAAATGTTTGTTTATAATAATTCTCTTCTAAATTATATTTATGGAGTTTTACCTCCAATTCCTCTAAGCTTTCACTCTCATAGTAAGTGCGGTCAAGTATTAAAGCAAATTTTCCGTTTTTCCATTGTTCAATATAACCACCAAAATTATCGTTATGAAATTTAGACCAATCAAAACCCCATTTTTTTGAAGTATTAATACATTCTTCAATTGTATATTGACCGTAATAAATCACAAAAAGTGTATCTTCATCCCCAATGTCATAAACCCATTTACGGAAATTTTGACCTGTCGTTATTTGTCTGTTTTTCCTAAGTTCTGTTAAATTCATAATTATATTTTTTTATCATTAATTAAAAGGTTATCAATAAAATACTTTTTTTGCTTTATAGTAACACTAATTAAAGTGCTTAAATTAATAAATCTATATTCCTTTTTTTGCAAGTCATAAACTGAAAGTAAATTTCTAGCTATTGGGTCAAAGCTTAAGCCTACACCCTTAACATATTTTGAAACATTAGTACGGCAATTAATCACCCTTTTTGTCTTATCCTTTTTGATAAATTCAGCGGTGAAAATTTTACCACTTTGCATTTCCTTAAGTAATTGTTTTATATTCATTTTTTTATTTTATTTAGTGTTTTTGTTATGTCGTTATAATTTAAATTATCTAATGAGTCAATAATCATAGTATGAATGCTTGACCTAGTATTCAAAACCTTATTAAAAATAAAAGGTGTTACGCCTTTTTCCTTTTGCATTAGGTCTAAAGTCTTGTCAAGTTCTTTGTAAGTCTTTATTAATTGTTTTGATGTTTTATTCATTTGTTAAAGTTTAAAGGTTAATAAATAAGCCCCTTATAATTTGCCCTATAATATATATAAGGAATAAACCACAAAAGGCAGTTGTAAAAAAGTTTAGTGTTTTTAATATATGTATCATTTTTATATAGTTTTTATATAATAGAGGCTTAATCTCTTTTGTCTTGTTCAGTTACTCAACGAAAATCTAACGATTAGTAGCCTCTATTTTTGTTAATAATATTCAAATATATAAATAATAATTAACAAAACCGTTAATAAATATAAAAATCTTTTTTCCCTATATAATTAAGGAACGTATGCGAATACATAAAACTTTTTTAATATGCAAGTATAAACACAATTTTTTTTGATATCAATATTTGAAATCTTGCAAAGCATAAAACCTGAATAAATAGAAATCAAAAGGTAAAACCCTATTGCGTTTAAGAACCTACTATGTTTAATAAACCTACTGCGTTTAAGAGCTCACTATGTTTAAGAGCTCACTGTTTATAATCCAGGATAAGTCTGCCTGGATTGATCCTGGATTAAGAAAGTAAAAAATATTTTAACCCACTATGTTTAAGAAAGTGATTTAGTAAATCATAACCCACTATGTTTAAGAAACTGTAAAGTGTAAGAGGTTTACACTATCGAATAACATAACTCCCTTTGTTTGCATTTGCAAGGAAGTATTGAACTCCATAACGGAGGGAATCCATATGGTGATTCCATTTATCTATTGGCCTTTCATTTCTACTATGCCATACATAATTGTTTAACTCCTTAATAAGTTCTAAAGAGTCAGGATCAATAATCAAATCATAATCCTGAATAAGTGCAATACCTGTTAAGATACTACCTTGTTTTTTTATTGCAGGTTTTACATTACAATATACCTTGAGCTCCTGGAGTAGTCTAGGTTCAGCACTATCACATATTATAATATCTTCTTTAGCGTGTCTCCTATTGAGTTCACCAATCTCTTTAGTAGATAAACCTACCTTACAATACATAGTCTTTAACCACATCTTCTTCCTATCCCTATCTATAGCTACTTTAAGTAAAACTGTAGGGTCAACTGAAAACCCAAAATCCTGCCCAAATATATAAGGGGAATACTCATTAAAAGGTCCAACGGACCATCTAGTAAATACAACACCATCAGCCTTATCTAGCCATCCACCAAGTATCTGATGATTATATTTATCTGGCCTACGTCTACGAATCTCCTCTATCTGTAATAAGAATGAATCAGATAGATGTTCTAGGTTATCTTTGAATGTAGTATGCACATAAGTTACATTATCCTTCCAACCATTAAATCCACCATTAACAGCTTTGGAGGCAAAGAACCTTTGATATATCCAATGCTCCTTTGTAGTAGGATTCAATATAAGTATAATCCTATTAGGTTTATTTTTAGCCCTTACAGACTGATCTATTTTATCAAATGAATCCTCATCAACAAGTTCCTCTGCTTCATCCAATACAAACGTTGTAATACCTTGTAGAGACTTCAGGGCTGCAGTTTGATTACCTGCTGATGTTTTGATACCTTTAAATATAATAGAGCTCCCTGTGGACATATTTAGTATCTCATCTTTAGTTATCCTAAAATGTTCAGAGATACCATACAACTCTATCTTTTCTATAAACTCTGGAATAATAGAAGTTGATGCTGAAGACATTGTATACCTGGTGAACAATATCTTATGCCCTTGCTCCATAGTTAGTAATGCCAAGAAGGAACCAATAGCAAAAGACTTACCACTACCTCGACCTCCGGTAACTACAAAGTACCTACTGTCATTACCTAATGCTTGATATTTACTATTTAATTTCGGTGCGTTCATTTACTTTTATATAACCTGACCTTATACTAGCAGGTAGACCTTTACCATCAGGTTGATATCTATAACCTAATATTGGATTGATTCCATAATTCCAAAAATCATATGGTATCTTTTTGACTAAATACTCTTCAGTATCTCTAGACATAATTGTTCAGGTATTTTACTGCGTTCATAATTATTCTTCATTCCTTGAGTTCCTTTACCTAGAGCTCCAGATTTTTTTTTAGCTGCATAACCTCTTGGCTGTTTGTCGTGATGACATTTATCATTACCATTAAAACATTCTGGTCTAGGTTGCCATCCATCAGGATTAATTAGATTCCTTATATTGTTACTCCATATGTCTGTTGGTTTTGCCCTATTCTCACCATACTTACAATACCAAATAGTAGTCCTAGGTAATCCTTCCATAAAGAGTTGTTTCCTTAACATTCCCCTAGGATTCTCTATATACCAAAATCTAGGTTTTAACTCCCTGATGATCTGAATAGTCTTTTTAACTATTAAATCACTCTTCTTAGCGAAATCACTCATCTCTTTATTATGAGGTCTGTGATGAGATATTGCAGAAACTGAATATGTTGTGCAAGGTGGAGAAGCCCATATTATATCAGGAGTAAAAGGAACTTTGTTTATATCAAAATCAAGTATATCAACAGCATAATCAATCCCTTCAAAATCATTTAGGTCCGAACTAAACACTTCATAACCTAAAGTTTCAGCAACCTTACCTATAGACCTACTACCTGCAAATAATTCTAGCACTTTCATTCCTCCTCCGTTACATCAATTATATCAGGTTTATCCTCATCTTGGTTCCCTGCAAATAGATTCTTAATATTGATATTAACTTTAGGTCTACCTTCATTAATACCTACATCTTCAGGTTTACCATACTTATATTCAAATAGTAATTTAAGGTGAGGAAATGAATCTTTAGCTTTCTCCGCTAGTGATTCCCAGGCCTTCTCTTCAGACCCAAATACTTCCCTCATTGCGTTTAAAGCATAGATATGTACCCTATCCTTCTTAGCTTTATTTAAACCTCTAGGAGTTGCTGTAATAGGTTTATTAACTCTATCACCTTTCTTTCTACCATTGTTCTTTCGACCATCAGTAGGTTTAACGTACTTCCTTTCTTTAGGCTTTCTCCCCACTATGCTTCTCGTATAAATAATTATAAACGGACCATATTGCTATAGGCCATTCTTTTTGTGTGTATTCCTTTGAACCAATTCTCTTATCACTACCAAACTCAACAACAAGTTTAAACTTAACACCTAGCTTCTGCCTATACTTTGTTTCTTTAAACTCTATAGGTTTAGGGTATATTTTATAACCCCTGTTGAAACACCACTTAGCAGCTTCCTGATTAATTATAATCTCTTGTATTTGTTTCTTCTTAGACAATTGGTTTTTCTATTAAATCATTAACAGTCTTCATAAGTCTATCCTTTTTTACTTTAGCTAACATACCTTTGGATTTATTATCATATTCTTTTATCTCTGATACAAGAAAATTATATCTACTTAAGAGGTCTTTATACTTTTCACTAATCTCTGTATACCTAACCTCATATAGTTTTTCTACTGAAGCATAAGTATAGTCTTCATCAATTTGCTTAAGCTCCTCTTTAATTAAACGGTCAAGTTCACTATAATATGCAATAATCCTTTTATCATATGTTAACCAACCATCGAGTCTATCTAATGCATTTATAACACAAGCGTGATCTCTACCTACAAAATTACCTATAGATGCTAAACTCTCTTTTGTATATAACCTACAGAATTTATAGTAGAATGCCCTGGCTTCAACGTATTCTCTTCTCCTAGTATCCCTCTTTGTATTAAGGTTAAAATATTTTTCTATTATGTTATTGATTAATTCTTGTCTCATCTTTAATTTTAATGTTAAATGTTATATTTACTATCTAATTCTAATGCTATTAATTTTAAATCTTTATAGGTTCTATACTCTGCCTCACCTATAGCTTTCTGTATACCAGAACAAGCTTCATAGTTTTCTAAGCTTTCTTGTTGCTCAATTTCTAATTCTAAGTCATAGACAGGAACTCCTTCAAGCAAACTCAATATAGTTAAGTAATAGTACAAACCTTCTTCTTCTTTAAACCTAGAGGATTCCCCTGATTGTGTAGTCATTTATTTTACTGCGTTTATCAACAAAGTATTCTTTGTATGTGTTAGCACATTGTTTTACTTTGTCTCCACCAATTTCTCTTGTTTCATCACTGAGTTCAAATATACCAATATCTCCGGTACCTTTTTCAACAACAACATAAGTGAATTTAGTTACACCAAATAACTCACAATATATCCAACCCTGCATATCATAATGCCATTGATATTTAGCAGACCTTTCCCAACCATCCAATCTTGCTGTAGTCTTAAGATCAATTAAATGACCATCCTTTAAATAGTCTGCCTTTCCTCGGAAGGGTAAACCATACAACTCCCCTATACCTGGAACCTCAGCTTTACCACCTGTGAGTAAATCATTAGAATATGTATTAAATCTTATAGCATTACAAAGCTCATTAGCCTTATTAAGCTCACTAGAAAGCATAACTTCCTTACCTAGAGAATCAGCTTCCTTTTTAGCCTCCTTAAATTTAATGGTATTTCTACTAGCTACCTCCACAAAATTATATTTATCTTTTAAATTCTCCTCCTCCAATACAACAGTATGTATAAGTCTACCCTCCCTTAATGCAGGAGCATCAGAATTAATTACATTAGTTTTATTGAAGTAAGTTTTAGGTGACTTATATAAATCCTTTAATGCTGAAGAAGATAATGCATTCTTACCTAAGAATCCATAATAAAAGGAATCGTCATCCATCTTCTTGAGAAGTTCTTTAACGTTCCAGTTATTGTTATCAAATAGTTTAATTGTTTCCATACAACTAAGCTACATTAATTTTTAGATATACACAATTATTTACTTGTCAAATCTTTTTCATTCATATGAGCTTCTAGAATATATCCATCTAGTGGACTGATAATAGATATAGCTTTATATATTCTCCTACTCATATCCTTAACTTTCTTCTTTTCTGACTTTGCTGAATCTGTTCCTAAATTAGTATACATCCAAGCATCCTCTCTTAAGAGCTCATCAACTTTCTTTTTTACTGTCCAGGTCTTGTATCCCTGAATCTTTCTTATCCTTTCGTCTGTTATCATTTTCTAATTTTTCTATCTTATATAAAGCTACAGCTAATGCCTGTTGAATAATCTTTATATCCTTCTGCATCATAACTAATGTACTTTCTTTCATTTCTGTCTCTTTAACTTTTCAATATATAAAGTAGCATCCATAAGTTCCTCCTGTAGATGATTAAGGAATTTATAGAATCCATCAGGAGAATCATATAAAGTAGTACCATACTTTTGTATACCATCTCTACTTCTAGCCCTCATTGTATTTATTACATCTTCAACTATAGGGTCTTTAGGTAAATGCCTATACCCTGTAGAATCTGAAGTCCATTCTCCGGACTCCACCATTTCATTATATTTTTTTATACTATCACTCATTTAAAGAAAAAATAAAATAATTTAACAATCAACCACTCGATAAGCCTTAAAGCTATATAACCTGCTATAAATTCATTCATAATATTTCTGCATCTATTACATCTAAAAGGGCTATCTCTTTATCTATAGGTGTTCTATCTATAAATTGAGTTGTAGCCCTTATCTTTTTTATAAACCAATTAGGTTTAACCTTATAAAGATTAAATCTAAATATACCTTCTGGAGTAGAATTTATATAATATGGAATATCAAGATTATCTTCACACTTTTCAATCATTGAATCAAACTTTCTCTTTTCAATTAATAGATCACCGTAGTGCTTCTTTCTACATTTAAGTTCTATTCTATGATATGCTTTCGGACTATAGCAATCCCATTTACTTATTTTGCTTTTAGCCATAACTAAATCAGGATAATAACTTTCTCTTAGATATTCAAAAAGGTCCTTCTCTATCACAAATATTCCTTATATAATCTCTCTAACTTCTTTAACCTATTTCTAACACAAGAAGGACATCCACTAGGTGAATCAGAAGTATTAAATACTCTGTTATAAGTACTGTATAAATCCTTAACTTCTCCTGCAGTTATACTTTTAGATTCCCAATTCTTATCAGAGAAAAATTTACCTAAGTGATCAAATTCATCTTCTGTAAAGCAATTAGGTTTATTATAAGGAAAAAGGTAATTGAGTTTATCTTTTCTCTCACTGCACCCACAGTCCTCTCCTGCTAGAAATTTAACCACCTTCTTAATTCCTGTGGCCTCTGTTATTTTTTCTACTGTGTCTCCAACACCTTCAGAAGTATTCTCATATTTATTCACCCAATCCTTATAACGTTTAGTTCTCTTATCTTTTGGCTTTGGTGGTATTTGTTTTTCACTCATATCTTGTTATTTTTAAAATACATATACATATTAATTATCTCCTGGGAGCTCATACCTTCTATATCCTCACTCATAGCATTATACCATTCTAAGAAGTCTAGCAATTCCCCCTCCATCACTCATCCATTATTAAATCAAAATCTCCATTCAGATAGTCCTCAAAGTCCTCTCCAAACTTACCTTTAATTATCTCTTTATAATTCTTGCAGCTATTAAATATAGAAGTGACAGATATGTTAGTTTCACTTGCTAATTTACGCATACTCATATCTGTATTGTAGTATAAGTTGAATAGCTTTTTATCATACCAATAATCCCAAGAGTTAACCTCTTGACTTATCTTATTTAAAATATACTCCTGGGCCTCTTCCTTCTCATAATTAACTTCTTCATATATGGCCCATTCTGGAGTATCAAATACATACTCACCGTTATAGTCATCTATCTTATATACGGTGTGTTTAGATTTAGCTTTATTATAGTCGCTCCAAAGGTTCTTTATAGTTATATAAACATAAAACTTATTTACCTCTGTCTCATTATACATTATTTTCTCAGGATTGTTTACATACTTGTTGAGTCTAAGATATGTCTCGTGGATAAAATCCTCGACCATATATTTAGGGATACCTATTGATAGTCCCATAGCGACCCAGGTCGTATGATTTTTACTGAGAATCTCTAACATTAACTGGTATATGTATAAAAACTATTCCTAAACTAATCCTGATTAAATCGAAGACAATGCTTCCATTATCAAAATCACTATGCTCAACATCTTCTAGATAATCAACACCTAAAAGAAATCCTTTTATTAATTCAAATTGTATATTCATATTATAACTCTTAATTTTTTTAATACTACTAACATTATGTATGACCATAAAGTGCTTGTCATAAAGAAGCCTACTATTAAGACTCCTGATAATAAAAACTTTTTTATTAATTGTATCATTTTCTTGGATTATAATTTGTCTAGTATAAGTTCTACAACTCTATCACATTCTTTTTGATTTTGTGGTTTATAAAGAGTGTGATCAGGATATTGTTTAGATATTAATTTTTTAAACAACTTCCATCGCATCGGAAAGGATTCATTAGCTCTACCTTTAGTTTCAATAATAAAATCCTTACCTATAAAATCAGGAGTATATTTAATAGGTAGTATCTTCTTTGAACCCCTATTTGTAAAATCTCCCTTACTGTTAGATTGTCTCTCGTATGACTCGTTAGTGAAGTGAAATGATTCTGAAAGAATAAACGTTTCACCTTCATATTCTGCATTTATTTTATTTTTCTTTAAAGCTATATACATATATCTTTCTAATCCAGAGGCAAATTTAATACCATCATAAGTTATCTTTTTTGATTGTACCGGTCCTCTCTTTTTTGATCTTCTCCTCATTAATAAATCATATCCTTAAATACTTGTCTCGGTCTATGTTCTCTGGCACAGACTCTAATATATTAGGTAGACCGTTAAAGTCAACCTCAAATGCAAACTTGTCAAAAGGGAAACCCCTGCTTCGCATACACTTTACAACTGCTATATTCTTTTGTTCTGTTAATTCTAATGATATTTGAGTTTCTGCTTTTTTCTCCAAGAAAGAACCTAAGTGTCCTGTAGGCTTCTCGGAATTCCAATTCGAATGAATTGCTGTCATTATATGGATGTTCAGCTCTTGAGTCCATTTCATTAAATATTGTACCACCTTACTTGATTCTTTCAAATCATTACTGTCAAACATAAGGTCGGCAATACCGTCTATTATTACTAACCCAATATCCTTAGTTTTGTTCAAGTGCCAATCCATAAAGTCTAATCTCTCCATAGGTGTGTACTGTCGTAAAGCATATGTAAGATAGTCATTTGACTCTCCACAAACATCTGTTATTCTGCGAAATACCTTTTGAGCGTGAAACCTACCTTGTTCTGTGTCATAGTGTATTAACTTCTTATTCTTTCTATGACCTGTCATTCCTTTGGTCCTATCGGTTTCTCCGTTCATATAGGCCATAGCCACTAACGAGAGGAAAAACGTTTTCTTACTCTTTGGAGGAGCCTGTACAAAGCTGAAGTTACCATAACTACCAATCCCAATGGGGACAGGACTATTACCACTAGTGAAGCCAAAAGAGACTGCCAGGGGCGGTTGCGATAATTCTCCCTTAGGATCGACATAGCTGTCTTCCAGGATTCTTTCATATTTTGTTTCATAATCAATTTTATGCTGTTCCATAATCATCCTTAGTATTGAAAACTAAAACGTCTTTAACAAATAAGGATATAGCTTCAGAAACTTCTCCTACACCATTTATCTTATTGTCATTCTCAATATTTATACCTCTAATATTGTTTTCAATGCTTAAGTAATTATATTCAGAAGGTGTGTTTAAAATAAAAGCTAATTTATTTAAAAGGATGTGTTTTATAAAATCATAACTAACCTTATCTAGTTTTGACTCATTCAACTCAATCATATGGTCTATATACCAAGAAGCTAATCTTTCTAAATATTTTGTTTTATCCTTGTAATTATTGTCTAAAAAAGTACAGTGATCTAACAAATTATTAAATGCTTCTTTTACCCTCCAAGGAACATTCTTCTGTTCTGATAAGTATTCGGACAATACATTAATTCTTTTCTCTATCATAATAAAAAAGGGTGACCGTAAAGCCACCCTGATTTAATCTACCAAGGCAAATCATTAGAAACAGCCTCTTGCTCTTGTTTTGGCTGATTACCAACTCCTGCAGTTCTTCCATTACCTAAATAAACTCTAGGTGTTTTGGCATCTCTCTCTTCTTTAGTTTGAGACATAATGATTGAGGAGTTATTACCAAATTGGTCCACCTCATCATTTATAAACATAGTTATATTTACATAACTACCTTTCTTACCTTTAATAATTTTAGACTTCTCTATCTTAGTTAAGTCTATACTCGCATTTACAATTGTACTCATAATAAAAATAATTAATTAATTAAACTTTCTAACTCCTTTTTAAGTGTAGAAGTAACACTATACTTTTGAAATACTCTGTTGATATCTCCATTCTCTTCAATATACTTCTTAACTCTATCGAAAGAAGGACTACCTTTAGTCAACTTTTCTTTTGCTATCGTAGTAGTTTTATGGTCATTTGTTGCATCAGAATCTTTTGTGTCATCCAATAGAAATAAATTCCCTAAAGCATACTTTTTAGCATAAGAAGATGCTGCTCCAGACTTCTGTGGCATCTGCATACCCTTTGCATTCATTTCTATAAATGCATCATCCTGAGCTTCTATAGTTGAATTTGGGTCTTCTGTATCAATTATTTTTGCAGTGGACCTAACACAAGGTAAACCACAAACATCAATAGTTTCATTACTTACCTTTACAGCAGCTTTATGCTTTTTAAGATAAGGTTTAAGTGCTTCAAGAATATCTTCTGCACTTCTATATTTATAATTACCAAACTTATTAGTTTGATTCTTTGGAGCCTTAATCTCCGTTTGTATTGCTAATAGTTTTTCTGCAATATTCATAATATATAATTTAATCGATTATTAATTCTTCCTTAACTATTTCCTTTCTAACAACGTCCTTATACATATCAGGACATTCAGGATCAGTTACCTCAAACAAGAAAGTTCTAAGTCTATCTATTTCCTTGCTCTGTTCATTAGTCTTCCCCTCTAGAGCAGCTATTCTAGCTGTAAAGTAAGATGATAAATCATAAAAATGTTTCATAAATGATATTTTTATCTAAATTACAAAAAAATACTTATCTACAAATATTTTAACAAACTTTAACATTTGAGCAAAAAAAAGAAGGTAGACTACTTTCTTCGTCTACCCTCTACTCCAAGAATTAATGTCCGATTAATTACAATACTAAGATAATATATGTTACGTTAAAAACCAAAGCATAGGTGGTTTTAAATCATCATTATCAATATGTATGTAACTTCTATGCAAACCTATCCTTCTAAAACCAACCATATTTAATGATTCAACTATTTTAATGCGTTTGTTAGCGTTAACACATTCTATATGAGCTGCCCTGCCAATTAAGTGAGAAGATGTAGTAGAGGCCTTGTAGTGTATCTTATTATGAGTACTAGTAATATAGCCACTAAGTATCTTAAATCTTATTTTAGCAATATCTCTAGCCTCATCTAACATACTCATAAATTCCCTATCCATATACTTATATCCAGAACCTGGTGAATCAGGGGAATCAAACTCTTCAAAACGAAAATACTTATATTCCATTTTGTTAAATTAATAAAAAAATATATATTTGCAAAACAGTAGCAGTAAATCTACCTTAAAAATTACCAAACTTCTATAGGAATATAGTTGGAACAGATACTTTGAAATTTTGTTTTTCTAGGGGGCTTTTTCTTTTCTTTCTTTCTTTTTACTCTTTTTCTTTCTTTCTTTTCTTTTGTAATTATATATATACTATGTTTAATAAGGTGTACTGCGTTTAACGACCCTGTCCTTTATACCTCTTAGAATAGTTCTTAGAGCTCTTCAGATGACTTGATTTAGACTTACTGTGTACACCAGGTCGTTTAGTCTTAGAAGGTCTCTTATACTTGCTTATTTGAAGTCTAGCCATTATTTATGTTTTGAGTTACCAAATACTTTTTCTATCCCTCTAGAACCAAAGTATCCTCCAATTACGATTGATAAAAGACCGGTAATTGAATCCAAAGGATAACTTAAATACCAACCTATAACATAACTAACTGTAAGAAATACCAATACTAAAGGTCTAACATTACTAGCTAACCAGGAGCCTGACCTAGCGTCTGCAACCCATCGTCTAGTTGTACCATCTATTTCTGCTCTTTCTAAATCTAGTTTTTTAAGTGCTATTTCTTTATCAGCATCACTCATATCAGAACCACCAATAATAGCCTGTATAACACTACCTACTGCTGTATTACCTGCTACAGCTCCAACTACATCAGGTATTTTATCTAAAAGGAATTGACCTACTTTAGTATCTTTAAATTTCTTTTTGGGGGTAGACATAATGTGCTTCCTACTGTATTAGTAAGTCCAAACTGAATTTGGTTTTGTATCATCGGTATCGCAATGTATAAAGGTTTTTGCGACTCCAATACGTTTAAACCCTGCTTTGATAAGGGCGTTAAGGATGATATATCTTTGGTTTCCTCCACTAACAGCAATATCGGCTGCAACTCCGATGAGGTGGCTTGAGTTTGGTACTCCTCCAACTTGCTGATTCCTTTCTTTTGTCCTGTAACCACTTGTGATCTTAAAGGGTATACCTGCAAGTTCTCTAGCGTGTTCAAGTTTATAAAGAAAGTTAGTATCCATATTCTTACCTGAATCAGATAGACTAGGACAGTTAAACTCATCAAGGGAAAAGTAATTAAGGTTCATACAAATATGCTATATATTATTTTCCACAAGATAAAAAACAATACAACTCCCATAAATATAAGTTTACCTTTATTATAATAGCCATCACTATTCCAATTTTCAGAAACGTATTCTATTACAGTTTCTTTTGCTAAAAACCAATATCTTTTCATTTTTATTTATTTAAGTGTGAACCGTCACAATATCCGTTAGGGTTGCTAGTGCAACCACATTTACATTTTACTTCTTTCATAATTTTCCTTTTTGTGAGTTACGATTGTCATCAAAGTCCATTGCTGCCTTAAGGATGATTTTATCCATCATATTATCTTGGTTTTGGAGCATTTCTCTTTGGAGGTTTATAACCATTTCCTCTAAATTATCTTTAGCTTTTACAAGCATTTCAATTTGATTCTCTTTCTTCTCTAAACTTTGTTTAAGAGAGTTTATATCATCTGGTTTACTTCCTGTTATAGTAGCTACTGTAATACCAATACTAGCTGAAATTGTTCCAATTAACATCATTACAACCTCCTTGTTAGTGTCTAGTACAGGAAACTGAATTAATGCTATAATTAAACCAATAACAAAAAGAAATATTAGTAGTGAACCTACATAACTTCTTATTTCTCTAGCTACACCATTTTTAGGAAGTGCCATTATTTTAATTTTTTATAAATACTAATTGATGTATATACAACTGCAAGACATAAAGAAATACTTTGAAGTATCGGATTTGCCTCACTTATAGAAATGCCTAAAGCAAAAATATTAACGAAACCTATCTTCAACTCTTCCATTATTTAATTGCTAAATAGATGTAAGTATTATTACCATTAATATCACTATTAGAAGTTAATATTTCAAATGAAGTTGAATCAAAACTAATATCTAAAGTTCCATCTTCTGCTGCGCTGCTGTTTGGATAAATCCTACCTTTTCCGTCAGTACCTGAAGTTCTTACACTATCAAACATATTCCAAAAATTACCATTACTTGAAGCACTTTTAATTAATAAGAATCTTGGTTGAAAGCCTGTAGCAACAACTTTACTACTTGAATTTGAACCAACATAGCTCCCAACTTTCTGATACCCTGTTATAGATGTGAAACAGTAGGCAATTAAATTATTTCCACTACCATTAACATCTGTTGAAGTTCCAACACTAAATACAGTAGATGTAGGTTCTGTATCATTCCAGATAGTTGTAGCTGTTCCAGCTCCGTAGCTTTGGTTTAAATTCATATATTTAGTAGCACCTGATGCACTATTATATACCGCCCAATTATCCGATACATCTAAATTTTTTAACAAAATTAGTTCAGGGGCTGAAGAGAGACCGTGTGAAATGGTAGCTCCTGCAGTACCATTCCCTGTATACTTCACAATACTAAACCCTGCCTCTGCATTTACACTTACTACACTATCTATAGTTCCCTCTGTGTTTATCTGTGGTAAGTTGTCATCGTGGTCACCTGCTTTCCAAACCCAAGCAACGTATGATTTACCACTTCCATTAAGTGAATCCATTCCTATAGAACCTGAAGTGATACTAAATCCATTATCATTGAAAGACGATAAATAACCATTATTATCATTAACGGATTCAGCATTAGTTGCATTAGAAAAAATAGGTTTATTACCTCCTCTTACACTATCAAATAAATAGTGCCAATAACCTGCCGAATCTGCCCTTTCCTTAATCCAAACAAAATCAGGTTTAAATCCTACATCAATATTTCTATTATTACCATCTCCTGTATAAGTAACAACATCAAAGCTATTCTCTACAGTTGGAGTAGTAGTATCAGGGTCTGCAGCTATAGCTAGGTAGATGAAAGTTTGTCCGCTTTGATTTTCACTATTACTGTTTGCAACTGTAAAGCCATTTGAATTAAACGAAACTAAATCTGATGAAGATGCTCCTTCCGCACCTGATGAATCAGCAATTAAATAATTTTTTCCGCTTCTTTTGGAGTCATACATCATCCAATTTTGAGTAGATGTAGATGATTTTATCAATACAAAACCAACTTCAAAATCTGTAACTATTGATTGACTAGTTCCATTTCCTGTATAAGTACCGACTTTTTGTATTCCGTCTACATTTTTGAAGCTGTAAAGAATATAATCTCTACCTGATGAAGATGTAGGTTGATATACAGTTGTAGCTGTTGGTGCTGTTTCTGATGAATCACTTTTTGAATCACTACCATTCAACACAAAATAATCTAAACTTCCATCAATTACTTGGGTATATGTCCACCAATTCTCTGTACTATCAGTTCTTTTAAAAATAAATAAATCAGGAGTTCCGTTCAATCCGTGTGGCACTTGGTTAGTTGCACCTGCTTGACTTGTAAATTCTACTATTGAGAATTGAGCGTTAGTATTGACAGACATTTTTTTAGCTTCTACATTACCTGCCAAAGCTGCTGAAGATGAAGATCCATCTATCATAACACTTCCAGAAGTCGGAACATTACCTGCTCCTGCTGAATTTGTTGCAGTTGGTGAACCTCCTGCATTGAAACACCAAGCAACGTAATCTGTACCACTTGCTCCTGTAAAATCTGAACTACCTACAGTAAATCCATTAGAATCTAAAGACCTAATATAAAGACCATTAGTTTCTGTCGCTGTATATTCTCTTTCGTTATTCTGCGTACTAAGTAAGGCAAGACTGTTTGTAGCATTATTGCTAGACATACTATTTGAAAGAATGTGCCCTTTTGCAGTACTTCTACTTTTTACCCAAACCAAATCAGGTGAGAAATTTGTAGCATCCTGATAAGTTACGTTTGTAGCAGTTCCGTTGTAATTTCCTCCTGTATCATTAGCGTTACCATCTAATTGGTATAAAGCAACACCAGAATTGTCATCAAAAATATCAGTAACTGATTTAGATGCTGAAGCAAATGTTTCCCCATATAAAGTAGTTCGCTCTGTAGAAGATAATGCTTTGTTAAATATTCTTACTTGGTCTATTTTGCCGTTAAAATATTGACTTGTTGATGGTCTTCTATATCCAATCCCGTAATTGCTATCTCCTGTATTTGCGACACCTGTTTGAATTCCTGTAGTTGACATAGCGACTGCTGAACCATTAACGTAAATTTGAGTATTTGTTGCTGTTTCTATTGCACCTCCATTATATGTTACCGCTACATTAAACCAACTCCCAGTAGTTATCTGTGCTGATGAAGTTATTGCATCTCTTCCATAGTATTCCACATATAATTTTCCTGCTGTATCAATAGCAAAACCAAATCTTTCTCCTGCTGCCGAAGCTCCAAACTGAAAAATGGTTTGAGCAGCACTTAAGCTATTTACATTAATCCAAGCAGAAATAGTTCTTGTTGCAGCACCGCTTATTCCTAAATTTGGTAAATCTATCTTACTACTACTCCCATTAAATAACGCAGCTCTATTTATATAGCCACCTATTTTTTGAGTACCTCCGTTACCTGTATAGGTAACTGTGTTGAAATAACCTGATGGTAGATTGCCTGAAGGAGCATCTCCTGCCGCCTTCTTAAATGTCTTTCTATTTAAAGCCATATTATAAGTTTATGTCGTACTGTACTACTTGTGCTTTTGTGGTCTTGGCATTTATTTCGCCTTCTTTTGTTTCTACAGTTGTTCTTATTGCTGCTCTAGCATCTGTTATATCAGATTCAGTAGTATTACCTAATTCAGTATCTCTTATAATTACCCAATCAGTTTCAGATAGTTTATTATTAGCAATACTTTTTAGGTTAGCTATCTTTTGAGTTTTTAATTCTGCTAAAGTTTGTGTCCAAGTTTTATTTGTTTTAGGATATGTAAATTGAATATTTTTACTATCCCAAAATATTTCTCCTAAATCGTGAATTTGTGAGTTATAACCATCTGGTAATACTACATCAAACAAACCTTCTGATTTTTGGTCAGCTCTTGGTAATTGGTCAAACCCTCCTAGATATTCTTTTTGACTACCTTTAAATGCTTTAGGTACTGATGTATATACCTGTATTGTTCCGTTTCTATTTATTGCGTATGCCATTATGATCCTATTTGTGAGATTTGATACCACGCCTCTGACGTAGATATAAATTTAAATTCTATTAAGTTTTTTGCAGAACCTGTATCACTATAAGTTCCTCCTAGTTTATTAAATGTTCCTGATGAACCGTTTATATTACCAAGTGCTAAAGTAAAAGAACCACCACTACCTGTTATCTGTAAAGTACAAGTAGAACCTATTTTAACATTTGTAAAAGCTACTGTCGTAGAATGTCCTGCTGTCCAAGTAAATACATCTGCTGTTGCGGTATCTATTGTTATTGCTGCTGCTGATGTTACCGCACTTGCTGCTGTATATCTGTTTGATAATTGGTCGTGACCTACAACATCGTTAGCAATAGTTAAAGCTGTTGCTCCTGTTACATCACCTGTATGGGTTGCGTTAGTAACCTTTGCTGTATTTGCTGCTATAGCTGTATTAATTGAGTTAGCTAGTTTATCTGCTGTAACAGCATCGTCTGCTATTTTACCTGTAGCTATTCCTAAATCAGCTAAAGAAATAGTGACTGCACCTACTGCTGAATCTCTTGCTAGTGGAGCTGTTGCTGTTATACTATTTACTTCACCTGTAGTTTCATCATTATACAGTTCTGTGAAGTTGTCGTTTATTTTATCAAATGCGGTTCTTAACGGATCACCTGTTCCATCATTTGCTGCACTCCCAATTCCTATTGTCTGTTTAGCCATTTTATTTTATTATTAATTCATACAAGAAGGTTCGGAAGGTATATCAATTGTAGAATTATTTGATGAGATACCCCACCAACTACTACAATATATATTCCCCCAATTTATGTTATTTGCCATTATATTTCAGTTTGGTCAGCAGTCGTTGTTGTAGTGTCTGCAAATATACTAATCATACTAGCTAGAAGACTACTCCCTCCTGCGATTGAAGGATAAAATATACCCCATCCTATAGTGCTATCTTCATTTGCGTTTCCGAACCAACTCTTTTTGTATACCGATCCCCAACTCATTATTGTTCTTTATAAGATAACTATTTAATTTAATTTCGTTTTCTTTTTTAGGTCTATAAACTTTCTTCTTTTTTCTACCCATTATAAAACCCAACCGGTAAAATTAACGTCTCTTTCAGGATACATTCCGTCATCCTGGTTAGATATATATTCCGGATATAAACTACTATTGTAATTCATATGGTCCATAAATCTTTGAGTGTAAAACTCAGCAGTCTCCGTAGCGTGACCTGCAAGAGAATTAATTTCTGACTGATCTACAGGTGTTGAATTTTCTGAATTGTGTTTATAAATACCACCATTTGATATTTGATAAGCCGCATAAGGTATATAAGCCGCTTGAGTATACCAAACAAGCATTGGTTTAATGTAATCATCAACCAGGGTTTTGTAATCACCTGTTAAGGCATTTGCTATAATGTCAGCCTGTAATTTTTCATATAATTTACTACCTAGATATGTTTGTATTTCAGTGTCCTGAGCCACTTCAATAAAATGCACTATCTTATCAGCATCTAAATTTCCGTCAAATATTGACTTCCTTTTTAATTCCTTTAATGTTATAAATAAAGCCTTCATATTTATTCTTCTTCTTTAGGTTCTTCTAATTCAAAATCAACCTCTATATCTAATAACTCTTCGTCATCTATCACTTCTTCCTTATCTGAAGATAACTTTTCACCTGTTTCTTCTTCTCTTTTAATCTTAGTAGATATATTATCTAACTCAGTAAACTCTATAGGTTGTAAAGTAGTAAAGTATAAGTCAAGCATTATTCCATTGAACGATAACAATTCTTTGAAAGCATCTAATAGTAATGTTTGAAATGGTCTAATAACAATATTATCCATAAGGATGGATGCTGTTCTTAATTCTTCTGCGTTATTACCAAATCCTGTATTATCTTTAATACCTAATAAAATAGGTGATACAACACCGTGACCTATCATAATCTTTTCTCTACTCTCCTTGGCTAAAAAATCATATTGGGCGTGAGCATCCGGTAAATGCATAGGCTCTACACCTGCTTGACTTTCAGAGCTCTCGTTGAATGCAAGAATAAACCTACCTGCATTTGAAGACCCACTGAATTTATCATATATCTTTCTCTCTATAAGTTCCTGGATTTCATCTGTAGGAACACCATTGTTAAAATTCAATAATAGAGAAGGCTGTAAACCATTTTTAATATTACTTATATGATAGTTAGACACCTCTTCTTCTAGAGAACAATACTGTAAACATCCTTGATAATCAACAGGACTATAATAATAGAACCCTGCCCTATATGGTTTAATGCAGTAAATCTCAATCTTCTCAGACCTAGTTCCATTTCTAAAAGAAGGTATCCTTTTAGGTTTATCTGATGGTTTTATATTGGCCCAATCTGGATGATAATAATACCCTTTAACTTTACCATCTTTAGCTTTCTCTGCTCTTAATGTTTCGGTAGGGAAATGATGAAGGCCTGATATCTGTTTTTTACCTGCCTTATAAACAACCTGTATTGTAGCCTGACCTAGCATTTTTAAATCATTAACCACTCTTTTAATATCATTCGGTCTTAATAAGGACTGCATCTTACCAAACATCTCAGGTTTTTCAGTAGAGTCTGTTGCGTTTAATCCTCTACCATAAATCATATCAACAATACCATTGATACATCTTGAGTTTGTTGGACTACCTAAATATCTTTCTATAAGCTCATAGAAGTAATTATTGTCATCTCCATATTCAACCCATTCCCTTCTAGCATTCTCTTTTACTTTAGGTATTTCGTATCCAGATAAATTTACAACCCTCATACTAGGATCAACCTTTTTAGGTATTTGAATGTTTCTATTAGCTTTAATGTTTTTTCGACTCATATTATCATATATTGTTGCTCTTGCGTATCAGCATCATAATTATTGTATTCGCTAGTATTAAGTGTATGCGATATTGTTGTATCTGTTTTTGCAGTTGCATAAACTTTATCTCTATAAAGTAATGTAGAACCTTGTTTTACTTCTATAGAATAAGAAGTGTCTTCAGCTAAAATACTAAACGTACAAGGTATATCTAAAAAGTTACCATTTACAGTTGAAGTTAAACTAGTCAGTGTCTCATTCTTTTTTGTACCGTCTTCAATAATCTTTAAGGTTAAATCACTAGCGGCAGTGTATGCCCTAGGTATTATGCTTAAAGTTTGAGAGTCTGTACTTGGTAAAAGTCTTATCATATAATTATAACTAAAATACTTTAGTTTTGTTCACAAAAAAAGGGTAACCGTTAAGCTACCCTTTAATTATCAAATAAAACTCAGTTTAAGAGTTTGTACCTGGTGTAACTGTTACACTTGCACTACCCATCCCTGCATAGGGGTCAGCTAGAGTTGGTGCATCTACAAAGTTAGCCGGTTCTCTCTCCATAGCAGTAAGTGTAAGTGTGTAACCACTTAAATCTCCCATAGATGTACCTGTAGCAATAGTTCCTCCTGTTACTTCAGCACCGTGTTCTAGACCCATAACAAATACATTGCCGTTATAATCTTCAACTGCAATGTGAGGTCTTCCATATGTCAACAACTTGATTTCTTTATGATCCTCTTTACTTAACTTTCTCAAGGTAAGAGATAGAGTTTGTTCAAAGAAAGCAGTCCCATTTTCTGTACTAGCAGTAATACTTTGTTCAAAGCTGTTAGCACCTTTTAATTCGTATTTAAAAGCAATAAAAGTTCCTGATAAATCTGTAATCTCATCATTAGTCTTTGTTACAGTACCTAAATCACCAAAATCAGTGAAATATACTGCTCTTAGACCGCCAACTACATCTTTACAAGGTTCTTTACGCCCTTTAGTTAAATCACAAGCCATATCTTTTTATTATTAAAAAAGGGTGAGTAGGCATCTCGGCTCACCCACCCTTTTAAGTTGATTAATTAATTATTAGTTAGCAGAGTTGGTAATACCGTATGTTACGATATCCTCAACAATTCCATATTGCACACCTGCACTAAATCTCATTACAACTCTCACATTTTGAGAACCATCAAGATCAGCCATATCAATAACTTTTACTTCATTATGGTCAGAAAGTAATCCTGTACCGAAGAAAATGTTAGATTTTTCAGCAGCAACTGCTGTGTTATCAGCAAGACCGTTAGCAACAAATAAAGAAACACCATCAAAAGAAAGTGAACCGTTATTCCACCATTGAGTCCCTTGTGCGTTTGTACCTGCAGCACCTAGTCCAGAAGCTCCAAATCCACCTAAAGCTCTTACATAGCTTCTCGCAATATTTTGAGAAACATAAATGTTTAGGTCTTCGCTACCATAAAGTTTTGAAGGAATTGCATCAACGATGCTACCTAATTTAGTAATAACATTTGAAGATGTTACTGCTCCTGCAGCAATCTCTTGTGCAGCAGGTAAACCTGCATCTAATGCTATTTGAGTAGTCAATCCATTAAATTGTCCATTATTAGAAGTAGCACCTGCCCAGATAGACTGTTCTGTTCTTTGAGCTACTTTTGCTGCCACGTGAGCAATAAGAAAGTCAGAGAATTTAGAAGGCATATTGCTGTGAGCAGAAAAGCCCATAGAAAGAGCTTCCCAATCAGAGATAAAGTCTTTCTTACATAATTGTAAGTTAACTTGTTGCTCTTCTGGAGCAAGGATTCTTTCAGTTAGTGTAATAGTTGAAGTAGCGTCAAAATCACAAGTTGCATCCTTAACGATATCGTCAGTTGCCACTTTTTTGATAACCTCTTTTAACTTTACATTTGGTTTTACAGTTATACCACCATTGGATATAGTAGAACCTTCAAGTAGAGCAGCAGCGATATATTCACCTGCAAACTCACCTGCGTAAGTAGTAGTAATTGATGTAGTAGTTGCCATTTTCTTTGTTTAATATATTATTACTTATTTAATCTTGCTAATACTCTATCAAGAGTGGTTTGCGGTCTGTTTTGAGCATATAAATGCAAATTTTTACTATCTGTTGTATTTTCTGGGCTATGAGTTAAAGGTTGCTCATCGGCAGAAAGTTCTTGAGGAACTTCTTCTTTAGATTCTTCTTTAGCTTCTAATTGACCCATCATTTTTTCAACCATAGCCCTAACTTCTGCTAGTTCTTCTTTGGTTGCATAAGACATCTCAGCTTCTTGAGCCTCAACCTCTTCAGAAGCCTCTCCTTCAGGAGCCTCTTCTAATTGCACTTCCTCTTTAACTTCTTCGGTGTTAGACTCAAGCTGTACCTCTTCCTGTACATCTTCTTGCACTTCTTCTTGTGCAACATTTTGAGTTTCTACCTCTTCAGTTGAAGACAAAAGCACATCTTTCAGTTTTGAAACGATTTCACTTGCTTTCATAAAATTGGTATTTATAATTATTACTGATTAATATTGTAACTGTTGTATTTTTAAGCCTTCTTCTGGATAATAAACCATTCTGTTCCATCTGACCATATTTGAATACCCTCATACTCTTTATTTATCTCATAATAAGATGCTGAGCCATCAATTGTTTGACTTCCGGAAGGAGTTAAGTGTACTCTAGTATTTGTAGTAAAGGTTGTGTCAGATATAAACCTAATAACTCTATGTTGGTTATTTGTAGCGGTTGCATCTGGTAGTGTAAAAACTGCAGTCCCATTAGAACCTGTCCAAGACAACTTTATTATTTCAGAACTTGCATATGCTGAGTCACCAAGATTAATTGGTGTCGAGGCCTGTGCTGTTATATTTGTCGCAGTTAAGTAATTTACAATCTCCTTTTGAATATCTGAAAATTGAATCTTCTTTGTTGTTCCACTCTGTACAATAGGAAAAACATCTGTTGTATTTAAGTCTGTTGTTGATGTTAACTCGCTTATCTTTTTATCTGCCATTATTGATATAATTTATGTGTGTTTTCTTGCATTAATATATTTCCATCTTCAGTATATAAGTGAAACAAATATCTAGTAATACTTCCTACTCCTTGAGCTCTTAAAGAACCATTACAACATTTACTAGAATACGTTCTACCATCCTTGCAGAGACATCCTCTTCTACTACCTTTAGGTGAAGAGTAACTTGGTGTTTCTTTCATTCTATCTCTCATTGTTTAGGTACGCAATTAGGCACTTTCCTGCCGTTCTTATTCTTAAATCCTACCATTTCATATCCTTCTTGACAAGGATTTACATCCTCTAACTCCTCTAAACCTTTTAGTTTAGATTTTGTCCAATTAAGCATACTTTTACCTCCCCACAACAAATAACTTATTGTACCACAAGCCTCAGGCTTACTAGGGTTATAATATTCAGCAGCTCTACTTAAGTAAGAGTATATGCGTTTAAGAGTTGGTAATGTAAATTTCTCTTTTCTCTCTAATTGTCTGGCTCTAGTTTTCCCCACTAAAGTTGCACACTTATTACCTAATTCTTTATTCCTTTTTATACCTAATTTAGCATTATTAGATGCAGATTCTGGGTATCCACCATAAGATTCTAACTCTACGTCTTCAGATAATAATTCAATTGCCTCTAGTAAGTCATATTCGGCATTTAATTCATCTAAACACTCTGAACAGAAAGACTCTGATATAGATTCTTTAGGTCCATCCATTTTATCAGCAAAATAACCTTCAATAGAAAATCCTTTTATCTCTCCGGCCTTTACTTGATTCCATATTTCATCATTATTAACCTTCATAGATACCATCCAGGTTCCTATAGGTAAGTCAAAGTCATATTTTCTAGATTTATCTCTTTTTTCGTCTTCTATAATCCAGGATTCAACCACAGACATACCTTCCAACTCAATATTATGTTCTAGTGTGCTATTATTCTGATTACCATTCATTAAAAACAATTCAGAAGCCTTCCTTACGGTCTCTTCAGAGAAAAAGATGTAATAATCCTCTTCTTCACCACTTCTAAATATCTTTTTATTAGGAATAAGGGCCGCACCCATTAAAATCCTTTTTTCTTTATCTACTTCAGCTAATTTTATCTCTTTATGCTCTTTTAGAGCTACAAAGTCTTCTTCAATAGCAGGATTTTCAACAACAGAGATAGCTTCTATTCCACTAAACTCGTTTTCTTCGTCTATGATAAGTTCTATAATACGTTCCATATATAATTAACTATTTTGATTCTATTCGTTATATATTTACCCTAATGTTCTAGTTACATCAATATTTCTATCAAGTTCATTAGCATCTTTAATATCTTTATGCACTACAAATGCTCTTAATGGTTGTGTTTGTTGCTCACTAACAGATTGTGCTAATTGAGATTCAGGAGATGCACCTACTACGTTGAAGTCTGGTGCCTCTACAGAAGAACCTCCTCCTGCACCACCAATACTTCCGCCAGAAGGACCACCTAATGATGCTATTTGTGATTTAGCTTTTTTTCTTGCAGCAAAAATAGAAGCTAAAAGACCACCAATTGTTATGGCATATGCAGCTAAACCTGCTGCCCCACCTTGAGAAACAAAAGTACCTATAGACATCTTAGCCTTCCCTGCCTGAACGGCAGCCTCAGTACCTATATCAGATAAAGCAACGTCTAATTTAAATGCATTTTCTGCTAAAACGGCCTTTGCCTTCATTACTTGTTCAGCTATAAGCATTGATTGTTTTATTGTAAACAATTCCCTCTCTAGTCTTATCTTATTTTTCTGTGCTTGTAATTCTCTTCTTTGTATGTCTTCAATTCTCTTCTTTTGAGCCTCTCCTGTTAATGTCTCTGAATTCAATACATAATCTCTTTCTCTTTTCAATGCTTCTATTCTAGCATCAGTATAAGAAGTAAATACATTACTTAATTGAGAGAAAGCTCCTTGAGTTGCTTTTATTATTTCATTTATCCTTTTAGCTTCTTCATCTATAAATTTAACACCTCTTTCTACCTGCTTTTGAGACAGCTTCTCTCTTAATGTATCTATTTTTTCCTCAATACCTATAGTAGATTCACCCGCTATTATCTTCTCTTCAATTTGTTGTTCTAACTCCTGTATTATTATTTCAGTCTTCAGCTTCTCTAATTCTATATCTGCATCAAATCTTTGCTTGTTAGTTAGTGCTAAAAACGAGTTAAATTCAGCCGCAGATTTCTTTCTTATATTTAATTGATCTTCTTGCATAGCTGCAGCCTTAGACAAGTCCTCAATATTCATTTGAGTTATTACACTATCCCTTTCTCGTCTTAACTGAATTATATAATCAACCAAAGACTTTTCAGAATCAGCAATCTCTTTGTTAACTTTCTTTTGAGCTGCTGCTTTTAATTTTTCGTCTTTAATTAAATCAACCCTTCTCTGTTGAGCCTCTGCAAAATCTTTTTGTTTTAATACAGCTAATCTTCTTATAGTTTCAAATTCATTTTTAACTCGTAATTCATTACTAACTACTAATGATTCACTCACCCTGCCACTTGACTGTATAATTTCTTTTTCAAAATCAAGTTGACCTGCTTTAAATGCCTTAGTAGATTTTTCACTTCCTTTAGGTATTTCTTTAAATAAATCAAAAAGTCTATTTTCTTTTTTAAGCAATTCTTGTATTTCCCTGTTTATAGCACTTAAAGTAAGAAGAGCAGGGTTTTGAATGACAAGTCCTCCTTTAGTAATGGTTTCTCCTTCTTTTCTTATTTTTTTCTGTATTACAAGGGCTTGTCCTTCCTTTTCGCTTAACTGTTGTCTTACTGATGTATATTCTCGGTATGCTTTTATAAGTTTAGATATAATCTCTGGGTCTTTCTGTTGTTCCTTACTTAATCTTTTATATCCATTTTCAAAATCCTTAAATTTTCTATTTAATATTTCTACGGTTTCTGATAAATTAAGATAACCATCACCAAAAGTATCTAAAATAGCTAGAGATTGTTCTAAAGCACTTATCTTAGAATTTAATGATTCTAAAGCATCAGCTTGTTCTTTAATGGCTTTGGTTGTTCTTCTTGCTGCTGCAGCCGCCTCCTGTTCTTTTATTTCAAAACCTTCTATAAGTGCAATAACGGTTTGAAAAGCTAGTATTAAACCTAACGGACCCATAACAGCACTCCATAATTTTGATAAACCTTTGGCTAAACCTCCACTAGTAACTGTAAGTGTAATAAACAATGTTGACAACTGAGATATGTTGTTTGCCATACCTCTAATACCGTAGTTAGAGTCTGATATAGTACGACCTAATTCAACAATGGTTGCTCCTGCAAGACCTGTCTTATCAATCATATTTTGATTGGTCTTGGTTACCTGGTTCATAGCAACACTTTGGTCAATTATAGATTTATTAACCTTTTTGACTGCACTATCTAAATTGACAAAGCCTTTAGTTAAATTATCTACCTTGACCTTACCCTTGTCATTTACCTCTACGGTAAATATTATCTTTTTATTTTTATCAGCCATTACTTCTTCTCTTTACGGATTCTTTTAGTTCTTTTATAGTTACAGGAGCTTTGTATTTACCTTTAGCGATATCAATAATAGGATCAACACCGTAAAAATCATCTGCCTTTAATAAGTCTACTATCTCTTTTATCATACTATGTCTGCTTCAAATATGTTATATAATTCAAATTGTGATTTACCTGTGGTAAGGTCAATACTAACATTATTAATACGGAACATTTTATCGCCTATTCTTATTTGGTGGTTTAGTTTATAATTAACCAATATACTTGCAGGTAGATATGCTGTAACTTTAAATACCCTTCTTAAAGGATTAAATATTCCTTCAACATAGCTTTTATAGAATTTCTCATATAAAGAGTTTGGAGAAAGCTGCCTACTCCATTCATCAAATTCCTCTTCAAAGTTTAGTGTAAAAGCAGCCGGAGTTGTTGAATTCCCAGATTGGTTAGTATTTGATGGTCTGTAATAATTAGTTAAAGATTCCACACCACTTCCATTATACCAAGCTATAGGTGTTGATATAGAGGTTTCTCTAACAGCATAAAATAAAAGAGGTTTAATAAGTATACTTTCGTAATCCCCTTGTTTTGGACTTGCACTTGTATCTTTCACATTAAATTCACCTCCTGCTGAATAACCCCATTGTATCTCTGTTATTCCACCACCTATTTTAGTATCTAAGATTCGTTCATACTTAAGATGAGAAAATGGAACATCAATATTATATTTAGGTCCTCTATCTATATTATATTCTCCTGTAGAAACATTCTTAAGGTTCTCCCTAATATTGTATTCTGCATTACCATAAACCTCTTTAAACGTCTCCTGGTGATGCTCCATAAAGACAGTGTTAGTTTCTGCGTATTTAAATTCTATGTCAGTGAATGGAAGTATCGAGTCAACTTGATGTTCGTTGATATCTACATACTTATCTAAAGTTATTGTTTGTGTGAGTCTGTTGTTTACAGCATCCGCATAATAGTTATCTAAAGTATCTACATATATTTTTTTATAATCACTATCTGATGGGTCTTCTATATAGTATGCAGTAAGATTAAATGCCTTAAATATTCCTGTGAGAAAATCCACAACTTTCATTTCAGGTGCTTTCTGTTCAACATCTATATTGAACGTAGCTTGTTGTGAGGCATTGCCAGATATTGTATATGTCTTGTCTCTTATTGTACCGTCAAATGTTGTTAATTTTGCATCTAATGATAAATTAGAAAAAGTTATACTAGTTTCTGAGGTTAATTCTATTTCTAGATTTATATCCTTAACGCCATTAACAATATCATATATATTCAATTCTGTTGCATTACCAAATCCTTCAGTTATAGTTTGGTTTCCTGTATCTATATCCCTTACAATAACTTTATAAGCAGCAGTTGCATTATCAACATTAAAACTTAAATCTAAATCCCAAGAACTAAGTAGTGTATTTATTGTTATTTTTGTTCCAGATGTTGACATTGATATACTTGAGTGTGGGTCAGTAGAAGTATAATCACTTACTTTTTTAGTAAATAAATAAGGTTGATCAGAACTGTTATCATCTATATGATTAAATTCTTCTTTCTTAGGATTTAACCACATATATAAATTACTGAAAGCAGTGTTAGACCCAAAGAAGTCCCTGGTAAATTCTATTCCCTCATATTTAGCTTCTATAGCCTCTATAATATGTATTGCTTTTATTGCAGGTTTTAAATCAGTAAACTCTAAGCCTCTACCATTATTTGTAGAAGTACCATCATTAAAAAGATTACCGTCAAAATCTATATTTGTAGGGACAGATCCTGTAAAAGAATTATAAAACAACCTCTTCTTTGAAGTTATTAATGGATATATAATAGCATCTGTTTGTGAAACTCCACCTACAGTAAAATCTAAACCATTTTGAAAACCATTCTTTACGTTTGCATCTGTGTACTCGTGGTCATAATTATTTAGATATGGAAGCTGACTAATTAAGTCATCACCTATAGTATCTTTTATAGATACAACAGTCTTACCGTAAAATGTAATATTGTAAGTATGAGGTTTATTGTTCCTCATCTTTACATTATTAAGGTAAACTTTACCATCTCTAAAAGGGAGATAGTTAATTTCTATTATAGCATCTTTCTTTGTTCTGTTATCATATGCACCTCCTGTTATGTTGAAATTGTAGAAATGCTTAAATATTTTATTATTTGTATCTGATGCCGGAACATTAAAAGATTGTGTGTAGTCACTAAATATTTTACCAATATCCCTAAAGTCCTGTATAGATGAATTTACTTCTATTGTCTCATCAGAAAATAAGTCTACTCTCTGTTCCTCTATATATAGCTGTACTTTGTTTTGCATTACCTAACATTTTGTATGTAACTGTTAGCATATTCAAACTCTATTTCAAAGTTTATTAATTTATCATTTAATACTGTTTTGCTAGTAAAAGATGAGGTTTTTGGCATAATAGGTACAGGCTCAAAGCTGAAGTTTGTTTGCTCGTGAATCCAGGCAAATTCAGTTACCATAAACTGTTTGATTACTTCATTATGGTCTTCACTAATAAATCCTGTATTCATTATAAAAGTTTCTTCACTAGAAACATCTAGCAATGAATTGCTATGAGAAAATCTATTAAAATCAACCCCTGTTGTGGTAGTGGTTAATATGTTTTTATTATAACTTTCTCTATTAGTGGAGAATGAATCAACTCTCTTTTTAAAGAACCAAAGGTCTTGTAATGCTCCAAATTTATTTAAAAATGTTACTTTATAGGGAGTGTATTTGCACTCTTCTATCTCTTCTACAGGTATGCTAATATCTACTCCTGTAGGAGTTGTATAAACCACTTTTGTTGTAGTCCCACCTCCTGCTGCTATTTTAATTGTATCGTCAGCATTATCATTTCTCCTAAAAGTCATATCAGCAGTATATAAATCTAATGCACCTGTAAAATTATCAGCAGTCACATCTCCTTTGTCTGCTGTTATGTTAGATACGGAACCGCCATATATTTTACTAGTTAATTCTGTTGATCCATCGAAAAATTTAACTTGATTTACACCGTCTGTCGTAGTGTAAAAGGGAACATATAATGGCTCTCCTTTTTTGTGATATATCTTTCTATTACTAATCAATATATCTTTTGATAGAGTAGGGTTTATATTTTTACCATAGTAAGGAGCTGTTAAATATAAATTCTCATCCTCTAATTCTCCATAGCCTCTAAATGCTAAGAATTTTCTAGCTAATGGAGATGGGTCCGACTCTGTCACTTCTGTTCCACTTACTGTATCTTTAAATGTTCTAGTAAGTTCTGTATCAACAAAAGCCGTAAAAGAAGCAAGACTATAACTACCATCAAAAGTAACATTAATATAGTCCTTTATTAATTCTGATATTTCAAAGTTTATAGTATCCTCTCCAGATAGTTTTGTTTTGGATAATGTATATTGAGGAGAAGAAGGCTTTCCCCCACTTGTATATATATATATTTTTAATTCTGCACTATCTAAATTCATTACTATTGTTTTTAATTATGAAGCCTTAATCCAAACAAACTACCAACACCTTCAACACCTGAGTTAATCTCGCTAATATAAGTTCCTTTAGTGTAGTCATCTGCGTAGGTTGGCTTTCTAGGGTGGTCTAAACCTGCTGAAGAAGAAGGGTCATTTCTATAGTAAAATATTATCTTTCTTGAACCACTCTGGTTAGGTGAACCATAAATCTGACGAGTTGATATTATTGAGTCATCCCCTATAAAACCACCTTTTGAACCACCTCCATACTTTATATTAAACTTAGATAAATCTGTAGACTTGTCAATTATGTACCGATAAATACTTCCAGAATTGTCAAAAACAATACCTCCTTTTTGATAATGTATTGTAGCAGTCACTCCTTGTCCTGAAGATATTCTTTCAAAAGTAAATTCTATTTTGTTTATATTTTGATTAAAATATGTTGATTTAGCTAAATGTGTTGTAGGTGTGGTTTCAGTTCTAACACCATTATTTTCTGTAAATGTCTCGTAACCTAATCCTATTCCAAAAGACCCAACACTAGAATGATTAGTGAAAGCATAGTATCTGTTTGCGTCTAAGTTTGAATTAACTAATACATCATTAACTCTTAGACTAGCTTTTACATTATCTAATACGTTTATGTAAAATGCAGGTACTACATCAAATAAAATACCGTTTGATTGAGACCCAGGAGAAGGTAATGTGGATACAGGAACAGCAGGTGCTGCTGGGCATCCAAAAGTTAATTGGTAATTATCTGTTTTTAATGGGGCGGAAACTAAAATAGCAACAGTCTCTGGCGTAGCAGCAGTTTTGTTTATAGTTACAGTACCTGTTTGTGTTCCACTCCCTAAACTCATATTTCCTGATGATATACCTGCATCCAATAAATCTTGTTGATATATGTTATTACCAACATAGCCTGTGTTTTGAAAGTCCGGTACTGTTTGGTTCCAAAATGCAGTTATACTTATAGGTATATCTACACTGTAGTTTATACTGATGTTCCCTGTAGCAGTACCTACATTTAAAACATATTGTCTACCTCCAACATCTTCACCTACTTTTATAGTTTCTCCACAAATTACTTCTTGTGTTAACGTAGCAGGCTGCACATATTCTGCAGGTACTACAGGGTCAGCTATAGGATCAGAGGGTGCTGAAGGTGTTGTAGGAGCTCCCTCACCTGTAGCAGTTATAAAGAATGGACTTCTTACGTTTATTTTGTGGATATCTTCCGCCATTATTCAGCTTTTATTATATAACCTTGTTTTAACAAAGTGTACTCTAGTTATTTCTTTTGTTTTGGTATCTTTTTATCTAATTCTAATTCTAAATCTTTCAAGTAAGCAGCCTCTATTTCTTTAGTCATCTTAGGTTCTATCTTATCTATAACGTCAAAGAATCTAACAGGTTGTATTCCACTCCTAGCTATGGACCTACCAATCAAAAAACCGAGCTGCCTAAGTGTTGGTGTTTTACCACTCTTTAATGTTTTAGGCTTTATACCTTTTTTATTAATCCAATCTTCTATCTTTTGTCTTGGAGGAAACTTACCTGGCCTTCTTCCATCATTTACAAAAGCCCCATACTCATTCATTGAGATAGCGAACCCATCCTTGTTTGTTATTTTCCTAGCTGAAATACTCTTCTCTAAATCACTACCTGGTTTATTAAGTTGTCGCTTAAGTTCAGATACTACTATCTTCTTATAATTATCTAGGGCTTTCTTTGTAAACTTCTTTACCATTAGCAAATAGTGTGTTCTGTATTAGGCATTTCTATACTTATAGTTACAGCCCAACCTGCTAATTCATTTTCAAAGCTGTCTAATAATGGTGATGCTGTTATATCTGTGGTTAACTGAAGCTCATCTGTAAATAAGGCACCCCTCCTTAATTCTTGTTGGATGTCATTAACAACCTGAAGTTGAGTGTTTAATGCATCTTGTAGATTATCATTACCGAATATTGAGTCTTCGTCTGATAGTTCGTTTGGTTTATCAACTATATCTAAACAAAACAATTGAATTGTAACTGTTACTATGTGACTAGAGAACACCACATCCCCCATTGATATATGAGATAGTGGATAAATAGTTGTCTTGTCAAGGTCCACTTCTAGAATATCCCCAAAAGTAACCTTATTGGTTATTCCGTTAGCTTTTAACTTCTCTTGTATTTTATCTATTATAGTATATACTTGTCTCATTTACTTTTTTGTTTTAACATCTTTGCTTCTAAATCATTTTTCTCCTTCTCAAACTCTAACCAGGTTAGACATTCGGAAGCTGTGAGTTTCGTAACTTCTTTAAATTTTGTGATATCTCCTTTAGCGATTGCATATATTGATTGATACCATCCCCATTTTGCTCCAAATCCTTGATTGTTTCCTTGTCCTCCATCATCTTTTGGGTCAAAGAGTCCGCTAAATAACTCGACAAAACGTTCCCTAAACGATAAAAAAAAACAACTGAACCTAAAGCTACATTTACCGGTGCATCTTTCATTATTTCAGAGTACTTATCTGCACCTTCATAATCTTCTATAAGGTACAGCTCTCCTTTTCTAAACGTAACAGGTCTATACAGGACAGACATAGCTTTATGTATCTGTTGCCAATCACCAATATAATTATCTAAATCAACAAACTCCCCTAATGTTATATCATCTAACTTTGGTATAAATCCAAATGTTATAGTATCACCATTTGGGTCTGTTAATGTGAAATCTCTTTGAAGAGGTGTCTCCTCCTTAAATAAAGTTACAATGTGGTTTATGATAAAAGAAAATTCTGCCAGAGGTAAATTATATGCCTCCTTTAAATTGATCCCACAGAATATTTCTAGAACCTTTAGATTGATGAATTCAGTGTCCTCTGCATCCTTATTATCATCCATAACCTTAAGGTATTTCTGATATTCTCTAAGTGGTATAGCGGACAGCTCCTTGGGTACTTCTATAGTGAATTTACTACTCATACATATATAACTACTAAACAGTTATTCTGTACCTTACACAAAAATAAAACAGTTTGATAATAATTAGTTACTTATATAGATAATCAATAGACCACCACAAGTGGTCTTATTACTTCAAACAAAACTTTAGATTATCATAACGTTTTTAGTTAGGTTTAGGATAACTATATCTTTTTTTCAAATAAGATTATTTATTTAATGTTTTTTACTATATTAGCATATCTAAGTTCATTGGTTAGATTATTTTAATTGTTAATAAGTGTTGAAGCCTTTTGGGAGTAATCTTGAAAGGCTTTGATTTTATTAAACCTGTTACCTCACACCTCCGTATCTTCATTTTACGTTGATTTTTTAAATCCTCATTCCTCACATCCTGCCATCTT